TAATATTATATGATGTAGTAGAATATCTTTTTAATAATAAAACTCCAATTGAGGCAATAACACAACTATCAATAATAAAAGATAAAATAGGTGGTAGAATAGAAAGTATTGTACCAATAGTTAAAGATTTTGCCAATAAAAACGGTATTACACTAATACCAAAACATAAGGGGATTACATTCCAAAAAGGTGATGAATCAAGGATTAGGGATTTAATAAATTATATTAAAGATGTATCAATTTCACCTAAAAAAACTAAAAGAGGTTTTTTAAATCATATAGGACAAACTGAAAGTGGTGGACAACTTTCTACTTTTTGGAGTGCAGCCAATCAATCAGGTATCATACAAAAAGTAGGGGGTGGTAATAATATTACATATGAATTAGGTCCAAACTTCAAAGACTGGGAACAAGGTAAAGTAGTAGCGTTTTAAATTAAAATATATGGATAGAGGAGAACAACTAAAAATATTTGCACGTTGTTTAGGTGAACCAATTTATGCAATCGAAACTTTTTTAAAGACATTCGATTTAACTCAAGAAGGTATGGTACCTTTTAAATTGTTCCATAAACAAAAAGAAATAATAAAATCTTACGAAAAATATAATCGTAATTTAGTAACTAAACCCAGACAGGCAGGTGTGTCAACTACTACCGCAGCCTATATTGCAGTTAAAACTGCATTTGGTGATCCAGAAAACCCACATAAGGTACTAATATTAGCCAACAAACAAACATTGGCACAAGAGTTCTTAAAAAAAATAAAGGAATTTCTAGATCAAATACCTTATTGGGTATGGGGGTTAGATGAGGGTACCGATTATTTAGAAATAAATTCTAAAGGACATTTAAAATTAAAATCTAATGGTTGTGAAATTAGAGCGTTAGCAACATCGAAAGATGCTTTGAGGGGTTTTACACCAACATTCTTAGTAATGGATGAGGCAGCCTTTATCGATAATGGTGCAGATGTGTTTGGGGCAGCATTGGCGTCTTTAGGTACAGGTGGTAAGATTGCACTGATATCTACACCAAATGGTATGGATCCACTATATTATAAAACTTATGATGGTGCCAAAAATAAAGAAAACAATTTCAACGTAGTTGAAATGAAGTGGTATCAGGATGTTAGATACAACAGAGGATTATTTTGGGTTAGGGGTGAAGATGAAAAGATAGAGTGTAAAACTTTAAGTAGGACTAAATTGAGATGGGAATATTTAGATAAAATTTATGAAACCGATGAATCAACCATAGAATATTACGAGGTTATGGTAAAAGAAGGGTGGAAACCTTTATCCCCTTGGTACGAAGAGATGGCGGCAGATATGGGTGACCCAAAAAAGATTGCACAAGAACTTGATGTATCATTTATTGGTTCAGGAGGTAACGTTATAGATGACGAATTTATTTCATATCACGAAGAAAATTTTGTCAAAGATCCTGAATTCTCCGCAGAATTAGAAAAGGCTATGTGGATATGGAAGAAACCTGAGGTTGGACATAAATACATTATGGGGGTAGACGTTAGTAGGGGTGACGGTAAAGATAGTTCCACAATAGTTATTTTAGATTTTGATAATTTAGAACAAGTTGCGGAATTTAAATATAAACTACCACCAGATATGTTGGCAGAAGTGGTTTATAAATATGGTAATATGTATAGTGCCTATACGATAGTAGATATCACAGGTGGAATGGGTGTTGCAACAGTATTAAAACTGTTAGAGATGGAATATAACTTCTTACACTACGATGACCCTAAAAGTAGAAAATTGTCTGAAAAATACGCTAAAACTAAATATAGTGAAGGGGATAAAGTACCTGGATTTAATGTGGGTAACACTAGATTACAATTAGTTTCCGAATTTGAGGAACATATTAGAGAGAATAAAACTATAATACGATCACATCGTTTAATTTCGGAATTGAGAACTTTTGTTTATAAAAACGGTAGACCTGATCATATGGAAGGTTATCATGATGATATAATAATGGCATACGCTATGTGTATATTTATTGTACAAACATCATTCAAAAAATTAGAGATGGTAGAGAAACAAACTAAGGCTATGTTAGAAAGTTGGGTAAATGTTTCAAAAAAGTCAGTTGAACCTCTATTGTCTAATCAAAAATATACTAACCCATTCTACACTAACACACCAACTTACCACCCAAAACAAGGGAATAATGGTAATAATGATAATGGTGAATACAATTGGTTGTTTGGGATAAGATAGTATTTATTTTTTTTTGATATTTATTATAATAGTAATAAAGTATAAAGATAAAAATGGCTAAAAGAACGATATTTCAACAATTAAATGATTTGTTTGGTCCTGAGGTAAAAAGGGCACAAAATAAATCTAGATATTCTATAAACGATAAGGAACTCCTTAAAACTAAATCTAAGGAGGATTTTGAATACGAAAAACTTAAAAGACAACAAGACGCCTATTTGTCGAATATGTGGCAGAAAGTAGATAATGAGATATATCAACACTCCATATATTATGAAACAACTAGGTTAGCCTCTTACGCAGATTTTGAGGGTATGGAATTTTTTCCCGAAATCGCAGCAGCATTAGATATAATGATGGAGGAATCTACAACTTTAAATTCAGAAAATAAAGTTTTAAATATTTTTTCTGAAAGTAGAAGAGTTAGAAGAATATTAGAAGATTTATTTTTCAATAGATTAGATATACACACTTCACTACCTATGTGGACAAGAAACACATGTAAATACGGAGATAATTTTTTATTCTTAAGTATTAATAGTGATGAAGGTATCACAGGTGTTAAACAATTACCTAATATTGAAATAAGTAGAAAAGAGAATGAGGGTTTTGGTGAGAATTCTACTATTCCTGATAGTGATAAATTTAACCCTGTCACATTTGTTTGGGGTCAGAGGAACATAGAATTTAATGCGTGGCAAATTGCTCATTTTAGATTATTAGGGGATGATAGAAGATTACCTTATGGTACATCTATGTTGGAGAAGGCTAGAAGGATATGGAAACAATTATTATTATCTGAGGATGCGATGTTAATATATAGAGTAACGAGAGCACCTGAAAGAAGAATATTCAAAATATATGTAGGTAATATAGACGAAAAAGATGTACCTGCATATGTGAATAAAATTGCAGATAACTTTAAAAGAAGTCCAGTTATTGATCAACAAACTGGACAGATAGATACTAGATATAATCAAATGGCACAGGATCAGGATTATTTTATTCCTGTTAGAGATCCAAATGCACCGAGCCCTATTGATACATTGGCGGGTGCGACTAACCTTTCTGAAATTGCAGATATACAATACCTTCAAAAAAAGTTATTCACTGCACTTAGAGTACCCAAACCTTTCTTAGGTTTCGAAGAAGCAAATGGTGATGGTAAAAATTTGGCGTTACAAGATATTAGATTTGCTAGAACTATTAATAGAATACAACAATCAATGTTGCAAGAACTTAATAAGATTGCAATTATCCATCTCTATATTTTAGGTTTAGAGGATGAATTAGAAAATTTTACACTTTCACTTAATAACCCATCTACTCAGGCTGAGATGTTGAAGGTTGAGCAAACTCAACTTAAGGTAACTCTTTATAAAGATTCTGTTGCAGACGCAGGTAATGGTTTTGGTGCAATGTCTATGACTAGAGCCAAAAAAGAAATATTAGGTATGTCTGATGAAGAAATCAGAAATGATTTAGAACAACAAAGATTAGAAAAGGCGGCAGCAGCGGAAATGGAACAAACTGCAGAAGTTATTAAGAAGACAGGTATATTTGATAGAGTGGATAAACTTTATGGTGACTTTGACGCATTATTATCAGGTGCTGGTGAAGCCGAAGCAGGTGCTGGTGGTGACGCAGGTGGTGCAGATATGGGTGCAGGTGGAGATATGGGTGCAGGTGCAGAACCAGCCGCAGAACCAGCCGCAGAACCAGCAACTACTGAATCTTTTAGAAAAGACGGTAACCTTTTAACAGAAGAAAAAAGAAGAATATATGAAGAAAAAACTAAAAGATATCAGGGAATATATTTAAGACGATTAACTGAAAGTTTAGAAAAAAATGATCATATTTACAATTTAGATTCTTTTGAAAAAGGTACTGATGTGTTAAATTCTAAAATTAGTGAAATGACTAGAGAAATAGATAAACTAACTAAATAAGTTTTTTTATAAAAGTTTAATATTTATTATAAAAAACTAACACATGAAAAATTTTGGTAATATAAAAGATACTTTTAAACAGTTAATGATTGAGTCTATCATTAATAAAGATGATAAGGGTAAAAAATTGTTTAATAAATTCTTAAAAACTATTGGTAATAATGATACTTTAAAGGAACAGTATTTAATCTATAGTAATTTACAGAATACTAAGTTTGATGATTCCACTGAGGCAAAAGAATATATAAAAGAGAATATTGATTTATTAAAATCATTAAATAAAAAACATATTGATAGTGGAAATGAATATTTCACCAAATTACTTAAAGGTGTATCGTTGGTTAAGGAAAACGAATCTTTTTACAATGATATTAATTTTTTAGTGAATACGAATAAAAACGCATCTAATATCAATAAAATTCAAGAATCAATTAATAATATAACTAATAGGATGTTGGAGAAGGAGGAAGAAACTGTAGTTACGGAATCCATAGATTTACCACCTAGTATGTTGGCAAATATTTTAGTTACGAAATTCAATACAAAATACTCTGAAATAAATGAAACTGAAAAAGAAATAATTAAAACGGTTTTAAATGGTAATAAAGAAGATAAAAAATCTTTATTCGAAACAGTAAAAAGAGAGTGTATAAAAAATATAGATAATAAAGTAAATGAATCATCAGATGTTGAGATAAAAGATAAATTATTAAAAGTAAAAGATAAGTTATTAAACACTAATTTTGATTATGAAAATTTCAACTCACAGATAAGTAAAATTTACAATTTAAAAGAATCGATAGATTAAATACGAACCCCTCCGAAAGAGGGGTTTTTTATTTCCATAATTTGACTACTAACTATTTTAATAGTATAATTACATAAACTTTAAAATAACAATATATGAAAAATTTTATGAATGAAATTAGGAAAAGAAATCAAGTTAGATTTATTAGAAAACTATAAAACAAAAATCGGTACCGTAAATAATAAAGAATCAAAAAGTTTATATTTAAACTTGTGTGCATGGGGTGAGTTAAAAGAAAATTACGAAAATTTTAACTACGAATTTTTCTTAAGTAATATAAGAAAAAAAATAAAACAAAAAATAAGTAACAATATCAATAAAGAATTATTTCACGATAATAAATACATTGTTGATTTAGATATGAGGACTTCAGGATTAAATGTAAACAAAAGAAGTTTTATGTCATGTGAAATAACATTATATCAAAAAAAACATTTACCAATTAATAAAATTAATATCATAGAAAATAGTAAGAGAATAATCTATGATGTGGTAAACGAGTGTTTAGAAAACAATTCAGTTTTTACTTTCCATAAATCTAAAAAGTAATTTTTTACTACAGTGGTATATTTATAATAAAAGTATATCACTGTTATGGAAATTCTTAAAAAAAACGAAATAAATATAAAAGGTATCCTTGTTGAATACGACGCAGGATACATTTCCCCAAAAGATAATAGACATTTTGTGAATGAGATGTCAAACTTAACCAAAGGTCAACCTATTATAGAAGAACCTTTGGTTGTTTATGCCGTAATGCAAAAGTATGGTGTAGAAAATAGAAATGGTAGGATATACCCTGAAGCCATCTTAAGGAGAGAGGCAGAAAACTATTTAAAATTAATCAAAGAAAAAAGAGCGTTAGGTGAGGCAGATCACCCAGAATCTTCAATAGTTGCAGTAAGTAGAATTTCTCACAACGTAGTTGACTTGTGGTGGGAAGGTAATGTATTGATGGGTAAATTAGAAATTATTATGTCACCAGGATTTGTTAATCAAGGAATAATTTCTTGTGAGGGTGATAGAGTTGCTAATTACATTAGAAAAGGTTTAAAGATTGGTGTATCGTCAAGAGGTGTAGGTTCTTTAGAAAAAGAAGGTGGTAAAAATATTGTACAAGATGACTTCGAATTGATTTGTTGGGATATTGTCACATCACCATCAACACCAGGTTCTTGGATTTATAGTGAAGAACCTTCTAGAGAACAACAAATGTCAGAATCTAAAATTAAAAATGAAGATAATCTTTTAAAAGACTCTTTAAATAATTTTTTACTGGATTAATAAAAAAATAACACTTTTTAAAAGTATTGCATATTTATTAAGAAATGCGAAATATTTTGCGTTATTTAATAATAAATAAAAAAAAATAAAAAAAGAAAAAAATGGCTGAAAAAAAGAAATCAATCATCGAAGAGGCTTTACTAGAAGCAAAGTCTTTAGAGGATGCCTTAAAAGCCAACACGAAAGAAATACTTGCGGCACATATGTCGAAAGAAATTGAAAGCATCGTTGAGTCATCTTTAAAAAATAAAGGTGAAAAGAAAGAAGAACCAATCTCAGAAGAAGAAGATGATGAGATTAGTGTTGACGATGTAGAAACTAAAGGATCCGATGATGAAGAAGACGTTAAGTTAGATCTTGACGATGAAGAAGAATCTGATGAAGATGATTCATTACAGTTTGGTGATGATGAAGATGATGAAGATGAGGAACCAAATAAAATTGACTTAGACTTAGACACTGACCTAGACTTAGATGCTGGTGAAGGTGTAGAAGATGATGACGATGAAATTGGTTTAGGTTTAGAATTACCTATGATGGGTTCAGATGATGAAAGTGAAGAAATTTTAGATTTAACAGGTGCTTCTGATGAAGAAGTAGTTAAAGTATTTAAAAAACTTTCTGATAATGACGAAGTAGAGGTAGTTAAAGACGAAGGAGGTATTCATCTAAAAGATAACGGAACGGGTGCAGAGTATTATATTAAGGAATCTATGGAAGAAGGATGGGGTTCTATGCACGAAGAAGGTGAACAATGTTCTGAATGTGGTTCAGGCGCAATGTACGAAGACGAAGAAGGTAAATACTGTTCTGAATGTGGTTCAGGTATGTATGAAGAAAAAGATGAAATCGTCTACGAAATTGAAATGAATGAACCATCGGAAGATTATGTACCTGGAGATTATGTACCAGGAGGAAAAGTTTCAGATGCGACTATGAATTTTAAAATAAACAATTCAGATGATGCTTCAAGATGGTTAAGAGATACTCCAGAAGGAAGACATGCTGGAAGTAGATCGATTGAAGATTTTGAAGATCTTGAAGGTTTTGAAGAAGGTGCGTACATTGAAGAAGATAAGTTGCAAAGACACTCTAGAACTAGTGGTAAACAAAGATATCATGGTGCTAGATTAGCGGCTAGAGAATCTAGAACAACAAGTAAACCTATAGTTCGTAGAGAACCAACAAAAAACACAGTTTCCGAATCCAAAATAATGAGAGAATACAAAGAGTTGAAAACTAAAAACGAAGAGTATAAAAAAGCACTTAATGTATTCAAAGAAAAACTAAACGAAGTTGCGTTGTTTAACACTAACTTGGCTTATGTTAATAGATTATTTACTGAGCATTCAACTACTAAGAAAGAAAAAATGGATATTCTTAAGAGATTTGATAATGCTGAGACTATTAAAGAATCTAAAAACATCTACAAAACTATCAAAACGGAATTAGATAATAAATCCCCTATGAATGAATCTGTAGAAAATAAAGTTAATAAAACAATCCAATCTTCTAAGTCCACTAATTTGAATGAGTCTACTGCTTATGTAGATCCACAAATTACGGCAATTAAAGATTTAATGAGAAGAATCTCATAAAAATAATAAAATAACAAAATAAAAAATAAAAATTAAAATGGGACATTTGTTAAACTCAGGTGAAGTCGGAAATATCGGACTAGAACACCTAAAGCAAATTAGATCTAAAACTATCTCTAAATGGAACAAATTAGGTTTCTTAGAAGGTTTAAAAGGTCACGTAAAAGAGAACATCGCTCAATTGTATGAAAACCAAGCATCTGCTTTGTTGAATGAATCAACTTCTGCAGACTCATCAGGTTCTTTCGAAACTGTAGTTTTCCCAATTGTGAGAAGAGTATTCTCTAAATTATTGGCTAACGATATCGTATCAGTACAAGCGATGAACATGCCAATCGGTAAATTATTCTTCTTTGTACCTAAAACATCTGATGGACAGTTTCCATTGAATGGTGATAATGGTACTACTAACGGTGCATTACCAGAATGTGTAATCGGAGATTGTACAGATGTATCTGCAACAACATTCTACGCAAAAAGTCTTTACGATTTATATTACAACGATGGTTTGTATGATGCATCTAAAGGTAAGCCTACTCTTAACGTTGAGGTTGGTAACGTTAATAACACTGGTAACGTATTAATCCTTTCAGGACTTTCTGTTGATGATGAATATGCTGCTGGAGCACAAAAAGCGTTAGCGGGTGATAATTCAGTTAGATACCTTAAATTAGGTGTAAAAGGATTTAACAACCAAAACGCTGGTAGATTAACAGGACCAGACGGAAATGAGATGGATACTGAATCATTTTTAGCATCACTTAAAGTTGTTGTTAGAGGTGGAGACATTAAAGATAATAACGGTAATCTTATTATTGCGAGTGGTGGAGAAGTACCTTTTAGACTTATTACTCAAAAATACGGTAAAGGTATCGTAGATTATAGTAATATCTGTACTGCAGATGGTTCATTACTTTTAGAAGTAGATTTAACACACCCAACATGTGTGTCATGTTCAGATGCAACACTTGATGGATACATTGGTGCAAATTCTGGTTTAACTAGAAGTACTAATGCTACTTATTCAGGGATTACATTTGACGTAAGTTGGGTACAATACGCTTCTTTAGAATACTCTACAGAAATGGGTGAGGTTTCTTTTGAATTGGATGAGGTAGTTGTATCTGTAACTGAAAGAAAACTAAGAGCAACTTGGTCTCCTGAATTAGCACAAGACGTTAGTGCATTCCATAACATCGATGCTGAAGCTGAACTTACGGCACTATTATCTGAGCAGGTTGCTGCTGAGATCGATAGAGAGATCTTAAGAGACTTAAGAAGAGGTGCAGCATGGCAATTGAGATGGGACTATAACGGATGGAAGAGAGCTAACTCTGGCGGTGGTTTCAACGCATACACACAAAAAGAGTGGAATCAAACATTGATTACTAAAATCAATCAAGTTTCTGCACAAATTCACAAATCAACTTTGAGAGGTGGCGCTAACTTCGTAGTAGTATCTTCTGAGGTATCAGCAATTTTTGATGACTTAGAATACTTCCACGTATCTAACGCTTCTCCAGAGCAAGATCAGTACAATATGGGTATTGAGAAAATCGGTTCATTAGGTGGAAGATATACTGTATATCGTGATCCTTACGCACCAGCGAACTCAATCATCATTGGACACAAAGGTAAGTCATTGTTAGATACTGGATACATTTACGCTCCGTATGTACCATTACAATTGACTCCAACATTACAAAACCCATTCAACTTCGCACCAACGAAGGGGATTATGACTAGATACGCTAAGAAAATGGTTAATAACCGTTTCTATGGTGTAGTAACAGTTGACGGTGTTGTAACATTCGATATCAACGAATTGAGATAATCAATTAAAATATCAACAATAAAAAGGGTAGAGTTTTCTACCCTTTTTTGTTTTATAGAATATTTATTATTATATTTGTAATCACTATGAGGGTAAAGAAAAAATATGTTCTATTAGAGTCACTATTAATTGACGTTACTAATGAATTTAATGATAACGAAAAAAGAATACTAAAATTAATACATAAAAAACACAAAGACGACAAATACAATTATAGTGTTTTTGATGTTGCCGCATGGTTAATCGAAGATTTTAATTTAGATTATGAGACTGCTTTTGAATTATCTAAATCATATTATTGGGAGAACTCTAAATTATTTAGTGTTTACGAACCATTAAGAAAAAAATGGCCTATGGCAGAATTGTTTTTTTCTAAAATTCACGATTTTACTGGTAATTTAGTTAAATCATATAATGATGAGACATATGGGCAAATAGAAGTCCATTTTAATGGTGATGAAGGTTTTAATGATGTCAGAGACGTTAGATTGTGGTCAGGATACAACTCAATGTCACTTTATATACCTTTTAATTTCTTTCATATTGTAGATGATTATAGAAGAATTTATATTGATATGGATGATAGGGACGCTAGAACATTAAGAGTAGATATTCAGTTTTTTCAATTAGATAGTCAAGGAAATAAACTTGAACATAATATTTGGAGAACCGATGACTATGAAAATGGTAAAATTAATTTAGATGAATTCTTAATTGAGGTGGGATATAGGTCAGGTAAAAGTGGTGATGAAACACCCCAAAAACTAATGAGTTTTAATGCACCTTACCCAAAACCATTAAATGTGACTTCGGCAACTCAAATATTAAAAAACATATTAGAAGACGTTATTCAAAAAATTAAATCTACAACTTTTCAATTACCTTCAGGTGTAGAACCTATAGTAGTTAGTGTAGGTAGTCAACTTGGTTAACTATATTAAATTTCATTGTATTAGTATATGTTTTTACTAATAAATTAGAAGTCAATTTAATATCTATATAGTATTCATTAGGTATCATCCAAGATGTATCTAAAATAAAGTAATTTTTAAGATAAGTTCTATTTACATCCATCCAATCAATAACATTAACTTCGGTGTTTCCTTCTCTTATCCAAACTCTATATTGTAATCCATCTATCACTGACGATTGATTAATAGTATATGGTTCTCTTACATTTACAAATACTTTTCTTAAATCACCTCTTTTGATTTTTTCATCTCTCCTAATACCCGATAGATTCATTCCATATTCTATAGGTAAAGACTCATCATCACCGAAACGATAGTATTCAGTATCATCTTTTATTTCAAATTGTAATGTTACGTCTGGTCTATTTATACCACCAATTTCTATATCTGACCATGTGTCAGTAAATATAGTACAATCTGATTCCGTAATAGGTACAAATAGTTCAATATAATATACACCTTTTGTTTGTCTAACGACATCATTAGATGTGTATGAAGAAAATAGTACACCTGACCCATCTTTTACTTCTACAGTAGGGTTACTGTCTAAATTAACGGGTTCTCCACCTAAATTTGTGTAGAAATATAATCTATTTAATTTACCTCTATAAAAATTCTTCCTGTCGTCTCTAATTACACTATCATAAACTGTTTCTACGAATGGTTCATAATACGTTTGTGTGTGTCTAGTGAAGAAACCTACATACCTTGAAGGTATTACCTCTATTATCTCTAAATCTCTCTCAAATGCAATACCATAACCGTAATTAGTGGTACCAGTACCACCAGTAATTAAAGTATTTACCTCATCAGTGATATCCATCTCAATATTTTCACTACCCTGATCAAAATGTTGTATAGTTATTGTAATCGCAGATGGTGATCCTGAATAAACACCAGGTTCAGTCCATTGTGTCGCCCCACTAGAATATAACCAGTTACTTGCAGATTCCACAAAAGTTATATTATCATGCGGTTGTATACCTTCGTATTGTTGGTAATCGTACCCACAACCTTCATCCCAAAATTCATCAATCCTAAAAAGAATTAAATTAAAAGATGATGTTCTTACTTTATTGTCTAAGGCTCTTTGTGCCTGTAAGTCCCTATCAAAAAAGGAACTATTAGTCATTCTAAGAGTATGGGTTACATTAGATAAATCACCTAATTCACCATTACTATATTTTGTTTGTAAATCCGAAACATCGAAATATATTAAATGTCTGGTGTAGTCTGGTTGGTTTTCTTTACCACCATAATATAATTCCGCAATTGGGTTTTTACCAGTGTTTATTAATGTGTTATAAACAATTGTATTATCTTTATCTATATAAGTTCTATAAACCATTTCTCTTTTATAAATAAATATCTTAATTACTATTAATATTCTTATTTAAAATCTTATTTAAATCAAATCTTAAAACATCTGTAGTAATAGTACTAGGGTCAGCACTTAAACCGTGATAAGGGTGTACGTGTAGTTGGACATATTTTTTTACTAACTCTAAAAACTCTAATAAAATATCCCCATATACTAATGGATGTGCCTCATTATTTATTTTTTGTTGTTCATCGTCAGTTATTAATTCTTTTGGGTTTGCCAATTCAAATGTATGTTCACCGTCATGACTAATTAAATTAATTTTGTTAGCGACAATATTTATAACACTACTTTTTTCACTCTTATTTTTTACAACTTTTAACTCTTTAATTTTTTTCTTTACTTCTACAGGTACTGCGTCAAACATTGCGATACCATCACTACCCTTATAAATCTTAATTAAATCGTCTGCCTTAGTTTTAATTTTCCATCTTGCACCTTTATTAAGGTCTATAAATATTTTTGCTGCCGATAAGGCTTGATCTCTAGATGTGGAACCAATAAAACTGTTTTCATTTTCGAAAGAAGTTTTTAAATTACCTGTGTTCGCATCAGTAACTGTTATAAATAATTCAGTTCTATTAATGTCATTTTGTGTATACCTACTTTGTGGTAAATCTCCCGATAAAATAATATTTGAGTTAGTAACGGTATTCATTGTTACAGTTATTAACGTATCTGGAGAAGGTGTTACATATGTTACAACTTCTTTTTCCTCAACCTCTCTTTTTAACTTCTCACCACCATATTTTAACTGTACATAACCTAAATTTTTATCGTTAAATTTGTTTGGTTGACCTTCAATAGTCTTACCAACCCTTAACCACATTTGGTTATCTTTCTGTATTATATCAGTATTAAATCTACCTTGTAATATAATATCCTCATCGTTACCATACGCACCAATATCTAGATTTGGATCTTTTAGTTTGGTGTATCCATCAGGTAGGATAGACATTGCAGAATTATATCCCTCCCCCTCAAGTTTAGTTGGTTGAGTAATTAACGGACCAATCCAAAAACGCTTATTTTTAAACGATGCAGTAGGTGATGAATCGTTGTGTTCATATTGGAAAACGAAAACACACTCACCAACTTTAGGTAAGGTAATTAAGTATTTCGGTAGAAGTGGTACACATTCTATTAATGACGTATCACTCTCAGTATCATCTACACCTGTTATCCTAACTTGTATCCTACCAGATTTAGTTGTATCAATCACTGATGCAACCTCACCAACCCTAATAATGGGTATGACGTTAGTATTAGTACTATCCTTATAATAATTATTCATTAATCTTCCCCTTTATATCTTTTTACCAAAATTTTATTACCAAAATAGTATTCTTTTTCAATATCTTCTAGTTTTTCTGATAGTTTTAAAATCCTATCTCTAAGAGATATTTGTTCATGTAATAAACTCTCTAAGTTCATCTTAATAGATGAATTACTTAAATTTTCCCAATCTATTTTCTTATCCATAATTTATTGTGCAACACCTTCTACTTTTACTGATTGAGTCGTAGCACCTTGTACTACTATTGGTCCACCAGCGTTACCACCAGTCGCAGTTATTGGTACTCCAGGTGGGAATGCAGCTTCAACTTTCATTTTTGTTTTAATTGCATTAATAATTTCTTCAATCCTTATTACTTCCATTTGTAAATCTATGTTTTCCGCACCACTAGGTAACGGACCAATTCCAACACCAATTTCTTTTTTTCTCTCAATTATTTTTGAAGCAACGTCAATCGCACTTAGTCCTTCTCTAAACTGAACACCTAATAATATTTCTTCTTTATTAAGAGGTGTTAATTTTTTTTGTACTTTAAACGCCCTTTTTAAGATTGCTGCAATCGCAACTAAAGTACCTGCAATACCAGCGGCTTTCGCTAATTCATTGTTACTACCACCACATGATTCTGTTGCCATTTTATAAAATTTTAATCACAAAATCTACCTTTTTTATTAAAAGATAAATTAGTATTATTTAAAGAATTTAAGTTTATTTTATCTGTAAAACCACGAGCCAAATCAACTAAATCTTCACCCTTACCAAATATTTCATTTATTTTTTCTAAATTTTCATTAACAAATCCAGGTAATAAACTTAATTTGGATTTAAAATAATTTATACTTTGTTCTTTTATTTTTTTTGTTATAACACAAAGTATTAAATTTTTAAGTGACTTTATAACCAAAGGTAATAAAAAGTCATAAATTAATTTTCTTAAAATTTCCGCAATTATACATCGTATAATACATTCATATTCTTTTAAAATCTTTTTTACGGAGACTTCTTTAACTGGCGATGAATTAACTAAATAATAGAATAAATTTAACATCATCAAATTTTTGGGTGTTAGTACTATTTTAGTTAATGCAATTTGTAAGGAACTAATGAAATTCGCTAAGAATTCTGCAGATGCAGAATTTTTATCTAAATTTTTAACACCTTCAGTAGACTCACTTATTAGTGCATCTAAAGATCTTGTATATGTATTAATTTTTTCTTGTAGTGTAGATGATGCAGTTAATTCATCATTTATAGATTTTACCGTTTCGTATGAAATAGAACTAGTTTGTTTACCACAACATTTAGCGTATTGTTTAACGCCTAATTTTTTCTGTTTTGCTATTTGTTTTATGTTAGTAATTTGTTTTGAATTAAATTCATAAAAACTATCATCTAAACTAATCTCAGGATTATCAATACCATTATCAATATAATCACTGATGGCTTGTTCCGTTTCTACTGTCCGTAGTAAACATTCATCAGGTAAATCTATCTTATTAGTTAACGTACCATAAATTAAATTTATAATATCGGGTACAACTTTATCCACATTAAATAATGGATTTTGACTATTAAAATAATCATTTAAAAAAGATATAAGTGTTTTACTTTGATAAGTTTGATTTATTAATCTAACATTAAAAACTCTAGGTCTTGCTTCAATATTTTGATACTCCACAGTACCATCCGATTCGATAAATGCAGTTGGGGAGTTTTCAAAATACCTAACCTCAACAATTTGTTTTCCATTTATTGGATCCGCCCAAATTAAAGGATTACCATTCTCTTGTATTACTTTCCACAAAAATGCGTTTAAGTCATTAGTCTCGTCACCATCATAAAATAGTTGCCCTACTTCACTATTAGGGTCAACCGCAAATAAACAAGTCAAGTCTAATTTATTTAACTCAATATTCATCCCAATACCAGGACTACCTGAGTTTGGTAATGGAGTACCGTTTGCGTCAAAAACTATTGTAGTTGGGTCAGTAACAAATAACCATCCAGGTATTTTTGGATCAATTTTACAAGCGAAACAACTTTTAATAGAATTAATTAAATTTACTGATAGGTTTTCTGATAGAGGAGTTAATTGTTCGACTAACCAACTAATTAACTGCATCCTCATTTCATCAAAATTAATACCTGTTACTAACGCCAAAATGTCGTTTAAGAAATCAATTACCTTTTGACTAGGATTTAAATCTGACAAATCAGGTAATACGTTAGGTATAGATAAATCAGGTAAATTATTACAAGTAGTTTTATTCAAAGAAATTAACTCCAATATCTGTCGTTTGATATCGGCAATTATATCTTTAGGTTCACAAACTACATTTCTAAATTTTTCACTCATAATGTATTAATCAATATCGTATTCAGTATTTTTATTGTTTGACTTTTCCTTAAACAATTCTCTTAGTAAGTTCTTATCATCTTCAGTGATACCCGACCCATTTGATTGGGTTTCATCTTCAGACTTACCTCCTAAAATTTGAGATTGTAATTTTGCTAAGGCGATTTTTTTATCTATGGTAGTTTCAATGATTTTTAATGTCTCATTATTAACTTTACCTATTTGATACTCATCGTTTATGTCCTGTATGTCAACACGTACTTTACGTTCAGTCAATTCTCTTCTTGCATTATTCATAACGTTACTACAATCGTTATAAATTTCCTGCATCAGTTCTTGAAGACTGTTTTTATCTATATTGATTTTAGTTTTTTTTGGTCTAGACATATTAATGTATTTTCCTATAAATATCTAATTTTAAAATTTTAAATTTCATCATCATCAATTTTATCTGTCTTAAGTAATAAATACATTTTTTTAAACCTCCTCATACCAACTCTTATATCTTTAGTTGATAAATCGGATATTTCTCTTATATATGAAAGTATAAGATTTTTATTGTATTTATTACCACTTTCTATTTGTTCAAAAATAGATTCCCAATTATCTAAAATTCTAGTTAATGCGTCACCAACCTTTATTTCATTTTCAGATAATTTACCAAACTTCATATCCGCTTTAATACTCGCAGAGATTTCTTCAATAAACTCATCTAATTGTAATTTTTGATCATCAATATGGTATATAAAATCATCCATCGTTTCGACAGTTTTATATACATCATCATATGATACATCAGATTTTAATTTTTTATCATCTTTTATTAATTGTCCTAAAAGATAATGTTTACATATCGTACCAAAATAAGAATAAGCCTTTTTATTCTTATCGGGTTTGAAGTTATGCATTTTTGTTATTAAAAAAGAAAGAGTATCAGAATGTACATCCTCATAATCATACTCTTTTCTATATAACTTGTATCTTCTAATGATGGATTCAACCATCTTGTTAATAGGGTCTTTTAGATATTCAACATAAATTCTATTTCTTTCGCTATACGATTCACTTGTTAAAAATTTAACTACTGCTTCTTCCTGTTCAGGACCAAAATATAGGTTATTCGTTCTCTTCCGACCCCTTTTTTTAGGTTCTTCAGACATAACGAATGTTTATGGTTCATATGTTATTTCCCTATCTTCAGTGAAAAAATATTCTTTTTTAGCTTTGTTAACCCAAAATTTACTTTCTAAAACATCGATAGTGTTCTTATATTCTACAAATAAAGAACCTTCTCTATTGTTTGTGTGTTTATACCCCAATTTAGGAATTACCATAATAGGAATCGATAAATATGACATTCTCAATAAAAACTCATAGGTAAAAGTTAATTTAATATTTTTCTTTAACCCACCGTGTTCTAAGAAAAGTTCTTTGTTAACAACCATACCATCAAAATTAAAGTTCTGAACTCTTTGTAATGTATTATTATCTAAATATCCTGATTGTTCAGTGAAATCTTTTGCCCACACACTCTCATTAGTGAAGGAAATAAATCTACCATTTTCGTCAGTTTCATAAACTATTGGTAAAAATATACCAACCTCAGGATAAGATTCAGAATATTGAATTCCATTTTTAATCCATATTGGTGAAAGTTCGTCATCGTATTCCACAAAAGTGAAATAATCTCCACTAGATTTTTCTACACCAAAATTAATCTGTGACTGGAAATCATACTCACCAGTTTCGTTTTCAATTACTTTAGTGATTTCTTTTAAATCACCGTAATCATATTCTGTTAAAAATTTATTTACATCCTTATCATTTGATGTGATAAATAAAACCTCATGTGGTTTAACTTTTTGATTTTTAATACTTTCAATACATCTAGTTAGATATTCTCCTTCTAACTTATGAACTGGTACTAATACTGTTATTTTTGTCATAATTTTAATTGTTTTCTACTGTTAGTGTTTCTTCTTTTTGTTTTAGTTGATCGTAAGTGTGTTGTAACTCAACAATCCTCCTATCAAAAATTCCTTTATAAACTTCAGATAAAATTTTATCTGATTCTTCTGTACTATATTTGTTTTCCCATTCACTCATACCATTCATTATGTTTTCAGGAATAGCATCCTCTAAATATAACCCAACCATAGTTGCAATAATATCGGGAATAGAATTAAGGTTAGGTGTCCAAATACCATTATCATTAAGATTAAGGTTACCATTCTCATCAATAGATCCCATCCATTCTGGCACCATTCTCGGTATTTTACCAATAACAGGTGTTTTAGTTCTCATAGACTCTAATGGGAACGTACCAAAACTAGATAGTTCATCAATCCAAACACTAACAAAAGATTTTGACAATTCTTTTGCAAACATTTCTCTAGGTAAACCTGACATATCTCTAAATGTTACAAATCTATAGTGTGGATATTTCTGATAGAAAATTTTCACAATTTTCAATAACTCTCTTTTATCTCTAGCGGACATAGCAATAGTTGGTATTTTCGGTTCGTTAGAATTCTTAAAATATTCGGGAATACCTACTGGGATAATATCTGTTCTTAAATTTCTAAATGTAGAATTAACATAATTACTCAAATTTTCGTTTGTAGTAATTACATCACTAATTCCAAATTGTTCCCAACCTTCACCGATTTCTAACATTTCAAAAATGTACTCATAAGACTGTAAGAATACAATTCTCTTACAAGGGAAATTAACTGTTTGTTTAATAATACTAGCAAATGCTTCAGGTATTACTACAAAATCGTAAGGTCCAACCTGTAATTTTTGTGATTCGATAGATACGTGTGGTAAGTTAGCGTATTCTTCACCTAACCATTCAGCAATACCCATACCTTCTTCATCTTCTCTTAGTTTATAATCATTCTTATCATGAAGAATATTGGCATTATATCCCAATTCTCTAAGTTTTTTTACGTGTTCGTAAATTGTTGCGACACCTGCAGTAGGATTACCTTTGGTGTCAATTGTAAAGAAATAAATACCGAAATCTTTATTCTCTATTTTTCCAATTGATTCTTTAATTTTTTCTAATTGTTCACTCATAGCATTTTATTTTATTATTATTTATAATTCTCTTATTATACCCTTCATTAAAAGAGTGTTGTACGCTAGTTTAAATGGGACTGACGTTGCATTTAAGGCTACTTTACCCATTCTATTATCTATTTCCTCATTATACGATAAAAGTGTTCCCACCATCTCTCTATATAGTTCATATTTTGTTACGTCTATTTGAACTACTGAATCGTCTAATAAGTTTTCTTCTTCAGTTTCTTCTTCAGTTTCTAAATTCTTAACAATTTTTTCACTCGGTTCAATTCTAACTATCTCTGATAATCTTTCAACATCAATATATAATTCTTTACCCCCAATTTCTAATAATAAGTTTTCCATATTTTATTTTTTATTAATTTAATATTTTATATTAATAAGTAAATGTTAAACATCTTCAAAATCTACTGTTTCTGTGTTTAAAATTTTACCTAAAAGTTTTTTATCATCAATTATTTCTTTAAGATCAATAATTGTATAATCAGAGTTACAATTTTTATTGTAATGATTTATTACTTTTATGGAAATCTTATCATTTGGTTTACAATTCAAAGCGGATGGGTTTGCAGTGATTAATACATCAACATGATCCCATTTCTTATCATAATCTCTTACAAAAATAATATTATTAACTTTTGCTGATAATTTAGATAAAAAGAATAAAGTTGCGGGTTTACTATTATTTAATTCCTTACTTATTACCACTGGAGTATGTCCCATATCTTCTATGATATTATGTAGTTGATTTAAATGTTCCACAGAATTTAATTTTACCTCACCTGCATGACCAAAAATTTCTAAAGATGAATCCACATATAAGAATTTATTTAATTCTTCCTCACCACCTTTAAAATCAAAATGTTCTAATAAATCTAATGTATCTATAACTCTTCTTTCTAATTCAACTTCAACGTCATCGTTTTCAATATCCTCTTCGTTAGGGTAATATTTATCATATACAGATTCAAATTTTGAGATGAAGTCTCTAACTACACCATCGATTGTTATACCTACTATCATTCTTTTTCTATATTAAAAATTTTTAATAAATCTTCTTTACTCAACCCCTTCATTTTAGAAAAATATTTTATTGCTAAAATTTCATTTTCTTGTGTTGTGTAATTAATCACCTCACCTTTTTTAGTTTTCAAAAAAAATTTTTTCATTTTTTATTTATTTTCTTCTATTTGATCGAAAATATCCTCAATAGTTTTAATAAGTGGGTTCCTAACAATATCACCTTCATCTCTCAAAGTAACTGTACCAAAATCTTCTTTATCTTCAAATCTATTTATTATTATTTCTAAAGAACTATCACTTTTCTTTTTAATATCTCTTTGTTTAACATCACCTAAAATTACCATTTTCGAATCATTACCAATTCTAGTCATTAGAGTTCTCATATTTGAGAGTGATATATTTTGTGCCTCATCAACAATGATAATTGTATTATCAATACTTCTACCTCTAACAAACGCTAATGGTTGTATACTAATGATACCTAATTCCCTTAATTTCCTAGTCATTGTTTCACCAATAATTTTTTCAAAGTTATCTATAAATGAAATCATATATGGTTCTAATTTTTCTTTTAAATCACCTGGTAGAAAACCTAATTCTTCTCCTGGTAATTGTGTGACAGATTTAACTAATAGAATCTTCTTATATTTGGTTCTAGACTTAACAATTTTAAGTGCTTCGGCACACGCTATAAAAGTCTTACCTGTTCCAGGTAAACCAGATACAATAGTTATTTGATTATTTTTTATAGAGTCAACTAATTTTTTTTGGTTTTCGTTTTTACATTTAACGTTAACGAACATTGATGATAGAAATTTTTCCTCTTCATCATTTTTTCTGTAGATAAATTCTTCTACTTCTCTAAGATCTTCTTCAGAAAGTTTTCTATTTTTTCTTCTTGACATAATTTAATTTTAAGTTTGTTTTTATTAATTGTGAATGTTATAATAAATTAACCAATAGTCAATCATTTCATCTAACATCGTTTCGAATGTATAATAGGGTAACCATCCTGTGTTTTTAACTAATTTAGATGAATCACCTTTTAAATCGTGTAATTCTTCAGGTCTTAAGAATTTTTCATCTTGTTTCACATAGTCAACCCAATCTAACCCTAACCTATTGAAAACATATGTGACAAGCTCTCTAACTGAATGTGATGTTCCCGTTGAACATACGAAATCGTCAGGATTTTTTAATTGTAGAATCTCCCACATCGCTTTAACATAATCTTTAGCGTGACCCCAATCTCTTGTAGCATCAAGATTACCCAATTTTAATTCATTAGACAACCCTAATTTTATCTTAACTGCTTCTTTACATACTTTATTGGTTACGAAGTTTGTACCCCTTCTTGGGGATTCGTGATTAAATAAAATACCATTAGAAACAAACATACCATATGAGTTTCTGTAGTTACGACAAATATTATAACTAAATACTTTAGCACATCCGTATGGTGAAACTGGATTCATAGGGGTAGTTTCTCTTTGGTACCCATCAGAATCGATTGAGTTACCGAACATTTCTGATGACGATGCTTGATAAATTTTAGTGTCGGGTTTGATTAGTTTAATCGACTCAAGGAGATTTAAAGTTCCTAATCCAGTAACATTAGAAGTATATAATGGTTGATCAAATGAAATTCTAACATGTGATTGTGCAGCCAAATTATATATTTCATCAGGCATTACTTTCTGTATAACACTAATTAATGATGACATATCCGTTAAATCACCATAATGTAATTTTACTTTATCATACACATTATCTAACCTAGCAGTTTGATTTTCTGCAACAGAATTTCTTTTTAATATACCGTGAACCACATAACCTTTTTCTAAAAGAAATTCTGCCAAATATGAACCATCCTGTCCATTTATTCCAGTTATAAGTGCAATTTTTTTACCCATTATTAATGATTTTAGTTATATTTAAAATATTTTCTTTAGTTAAATTTTGATGATTCGGTACATAAAATCCATATTGGTTAATAAATTCACAGTTAGGTAATTTATTAACCCCATATTTTTCAAACCACATAGGTTTTTTAGACATATCACCAGCAATTAAAGGTCTCACTTCAATATTATTTTCTATTAATTCTTTCACTATTTTATCCCTATACTTTGATACAACAGGAAAGGCAAAGTTTGAAATAAAATTAATGGGTTCATTTTTTATACTTAATTCATTTATATTAATATTTTTAATATATTCATTAAAATTTTCATTCCTTATTACCGAATAGTTGTCTAAGTTTTGAATTGATTTAATACCAATAAATGCTTGAAGGTCAGTTGATCTTAAATTAAGTCCTGGTACATAAAAATTATAAAGGGAATCAAAATCGTTTGTTGAGTACTTTTCTCTAAGTTCGGTTTGTTTCCATTTAGGTAAATCTCTATCCCAACCATGACTTCTCATCATTAATAATAAATGATAAAAATCTTCATCGTCTGTATTGATGAAACCTCCCTCAATGGTACTTAGATGATGCCCAAAATACATAGAGAAGAAAGAGGCAAAACCAAACGTGCCTAAATATTTAACACCATATTTTGATCCCATACTCTCACATACATCTTCAAGTAAAACAACATCATATTTATCACATAAGTCAACAATTTTTTCCATATCAGGTACTAAACCTAAAGGTGAGACTAATATAAAAACAGAGGGGTTGTGTTCTATAAATAATTTTTCTAAATGATTTAAATCACAAGATAAGTCACTTAAATTACAGTCACACATAAATGTTTCCATATTAAGTATCATAGGGGTACTAACATCTGTTGCCCAACTTAATCCAGGAACAATAATCTTATTATTTTTTAATTTTTTAGATTGTATTAGTGCCGCTAAGGTTAATAGTATTGAGGATGATCCTGAGTTAACAAAAACAGAATACTTAGTACCTATTTTTTTTGCCCATTCATTTTCTAATTCTACGGTTAAATCCCCTTTGGTTAATCTAGGTATTTCATCTTGTGATAACCACTCACATAAAGATTTAATAATTTCTTTATTAATTGTATCACTAACTAACTTTATCATAATAATTTTTATAAACTAATTTTATTCCATCAGATAATGGTATTGGGTTAAATTCTGGTAATAAAGATTTTAATTTTTCAATTGAGACATCTTTTCTATATTGACCATTAGGTTTTGTATTGTCCCATATAATTTCTAAATGTTCTCCCCCACAAGATTTAAGTGCAATTTCCGACATTTCCTTAATTGATAAATTCTCGAAAGAGGCTACATTAAAACTTTCATAAATTTCTTTATCTATGACATCATAGATAATTTTGGCAAAATCATCAGAGTACATAAATTGTCTAAGTGGTGATCCATCACCGTACAAAGTAATTTTATTCTCATTTTTTTGTTTAGCGTCGAATATTTTTTTAATCAATGCAGTGATAAAATGACTATTATTTTCACCATCTTTATCGTCTAATCCATACAAATTACAAGGTGTGAGGTATTGATATTTAGTTCCGTATTGTTTATTATATGCATCTATTTGAACTGCCAAACTTCTTTTTGCATAACCATAAGAAAAATTAGTTTCAGTTGGTGGGCCTAAATGTAATGATTCCTCTTTCATTGGGTATTCATTGGAAACATCGGGAAAAATACATGTACTTAAAATCCCAACAAATCTTTTTACACCATATTTTTTTGCATATTCTACCAATAGTGTATTCATTAAAATATTTTCAGTAAAATATTCTGCGGGTTTATTAATATTATCAATAATACCACCAACCTTAGCGGCTAAATGGATAACGACATTAGGTTTATATGTTTCATACATATTTTTTACACCATTTTCTGTCGTTAAATCAAAATCTTTAGACGATAAATAAACTGCATTAGGTAAGTATTTTTTTAAACTTTTACCAACCAAACCAGAACCACCTGTTACTACAATATTTCCCATAAAATTATTTTAATGACCAAGCCTCAAACACAAATGGGTAATCATATAATTTTTTGAAATTATTTTTTTCTAAACCCTTTTGTATATTATTCCTTTTTTCAAGGGCATCTTCAATAAATGTATGAAACTGAACTTGTATGTTGTTAAATTTTAAAATGCTTCCAGTGTCTATCATATTCTCTAATAATGGGAATTCTTCACCTTCTATATTAATTTGCATTAATTCAACATTATCTCTTTTTATAATTTCCAACAATTCATCTATTGTAATAAAATTAACTGTAATAGGTTTGTCGTTAGTAAGATATTTTGATGTCCCATCACCATTTAGATATATGACATCAGACTTGTTGGTAGTAGATATACCATAATTTAACACCGTTACTTTAGGGTTATCCTTAAACTTATCACATAGTTGATCATAAAAATCTTTTATGGGTTCCACTATAGTAATGAATGGGTTATATTTTTCAATAATTAAATCTGCCCATAAACCTATGTACCCACCTACATCGACTACCATAGAGTCTTCATTAATATTATAATTTATGGCATGTGTATAATTACCATTATCCGCAAACCATTTTACATTTGATTCTTGATTTATTAAATTTAAATTCATTTTATTTTATTTTATTTATTTTATCTAAATGAGTTTTGATATTATTGTCATCATCACACCATTTTTTAGCGTATTTACCTTTACTTTTTTCCGAAAACATCGGGCAATAATATTCATCACACCCATAAAAAAAGTAGTGGTTTGCTTGTGTCAACCTAGTTTTTTCTAAATCAGTAACCCCTTCTACATTACAACCACCATGTAACATATTTGCTGCCCAAATTAATGCTTGCCCCTTTTTTAATGAAACTGGTTTAGTTTTACCATTTTTTGATTTAATTAAATCAATTAAAAAATTCTCATAGTAACTGTAATTTTCCGCCTCACCATTTTCTACATCATCAGGATGAGTTAATTTTAAACTTTCATAATCATAAATTTCCCATTTGTGACTGCCAGGGACAATTTGTAGTGTACCATTTTCCTCATTAACATCTTCTAAAGCAACCCAAACTCCACACATCCATAACTGAGGTACACTATGAAAATGAATCGTATCACTATGGAGTGGTTGATTTGATCCCTTAATAAAGTTTATTGTTGAGAATGGGAAAGGATCTTTACCGTATAATAATTTTAATACATTAATAAGTTTTTCATTGACAGTTAACTCCGCAATATTCTTACTATTTTTCCATTCCTCAAAAATTCGTTTAGATGGGGTGTACGTCACATGTTCAGGATGAAAAACAGTTTTTTCATTCTCCAAAGCAATATACATATCCTTAACCACATTATCGATAACGTCATCAGTTAAATTTAAATCTATTACAACATACCCTTCTTCGTGATATTGTTGACATATTTTTTTTTGTTCATCACTTAAATCATTTGAGTTTTCTAATAAATCATAAAAAAATGGGGATTCTACCCAAGGAATATTCAATGCACTTTTATCCGTATAAAATTTTGATTTCATATTTATTTATTTTTTAGTTCTTCATAATATTTTTTTATTTCACCCATATTTCTTTTTTTTATCGGTTTAGCGGGATTACCAACATATATTGTCCACGGTTCAGTAGTTTTAGTAACTAATGAATTTGCACCTATTACAGAACCTTCTGACAATGTAACACCAGGTAATACAACAGAATTTGTACCTAATATTGAAAATTCTTCAAAAATCACATCTTCTATTACTTCTTTTCTGTACTCTTTTGGTACTTGAGGGTTGGTTAATGTTCCCGAATTAAAGTCTGCCCCACCCGCAATAACTCTAGCACCAGCAGCCATACCACTATGATCTCTCATTATAACTTTACTTTCCGCACCACCTATAATACTACAATTAGGTGCAATATGGACATAATCACCTATTTCCGCATTTGTTGTTATAGTAACAAATTGGTCGATTGCAACATGATTACCTAAAGTAATTAAATGTGGTCTTGTTATCACACATAAATTAGATACTCTTACATCTTCACCTATTTTTTTAAATTCCATCATAATCCGCCTGTGAGTTTTATTGTTGTTCCATTAATATATTCATTATCAATTAAAAATTCTATAGTTTTAGCAATTTCATCTGGTCTTCCTAATCTTTTTGTTGGGATACCCTCAATAGTTTTTTTAATGAATTCTTCTGGTAACGTATAGGTTAATCCTCCATCCATATACCCTAGTTGGATACAGTTTGCAGTAATGTTTTTATTCGCATTCTCTAAACAAATTGTTTTAACTATATTTTCATAGTATGATTTACACGCGGCGTATACACTGGTTCCAATGACATTTTTGTCTACCGTTATACTAGATGATAAAATAATCCTGCCAAAATTACGTTCTCTCATTTTACTTAAACATTTAGAAATTATTTTAGTAACTGAAAGAATATTCACTTCAATTTGGTTTGTTAATTCATCGAAATTACTCTCATTATATTTGTGTAGAAAACTATTGAAGTTATAGTTTGTGAATAGTACTAAAACATCTACATTTTCAATGGTATTAAAAAAAGATGTTATACTTAGTTCATCTAAAAAATTAACATCATTACTACCTAAAATTTTAATATCATAATTATCTAAATGTTTAATTACTTGTGTACCTAAACCACCAGTACCTCCAAAAAATAAAATTGATTTTTTCATATTTAAATTATATTATATTTCGTCAAAATAGTAAACATTATCATATTTATTTCCATTAAAAAAAATAGAGCCGTATGATACTCCAGAAATACTACACAAAAGACTATTACATTTAGAAAGGTTCAAAGAGTCAATTAATACTTCTTTACCCATTAAATACCTATGGTATTTTCTTTCATTAGTTATTATTCGATGATCGTCATTCCTTCCGATTCTAAAACATTCCTGATAAATTAAAATTTCTGGAATTCTACTTTTAAAATATTCAAAAATTTCTGTTTCTTCAGTTGCCAAATAAATTTTTTCAAACCCATATTTTTCATAAATTTCCATTGTTTTTTTAAAATAATCTTCGGTGTTTCTAGAAAATAAGTATTCTGGGTGATATGTTCCCATATCACTTCTTCGGCAATGAACTCCCAATGTTTTATATTCACTTATTTCTTTTTTAACTGAGTTTAAAATTTCGGGTTTTATTTTCAAATATTTATTTATTGAATTGTTAATATTAATAACAACATCTTTGTTTCTAAATATTTTTTGTCCTCCAGGTGGATAGTTTTCATAATCAATAGGACAATACTGATGTTCATGTTTAATCGCCTCCTCAACCGTTAGTTCTTGATCAAAATAATAATCAAAAGGATTCTCACCCATTTCACTATCATAATACTCCACTTTCGGGTTCGACCAATCAACAATAGGTATTAAATTGTTATCACTACAATATTTTAATCCCCCAAAAACAGCATTAAGGTATGCAAAATAACCTGCACCCCTATGTCTATAATTAATAATATAATATTTAGATTGTTCTTTCATAATATTCGATTGTTTTTTTTATTCCTTCTATATAATCTGTAAACACAAAATCACTAAAACTTTGTTTAAATTTACTGTTACCTAAAATTTTAATTGGTGCACCATCTTGTTTAGTTAAATCATTAACTATCTCCACATCATAACCCATTATTGTTTTAATAGTATTCACACTATCAATAATACTCACACCATTTTCTTTACCAAAATTAAGTGGGTTTGGTAAATCGTGTTTACCATTATCAATGATATCTTTAATAAGTCTGGCAGCATCCTCCATATATAACCATTCTCTAATTGGTGTACCAGTGCCCCACACCACAAATTCTTTATCTCCTCTTCGTTTCGATTCTATCATTCGTATAATTAAACCATTTAATGCGTGTGTTTTATTAACATCAGTATAATCTAAAGGTCCATAAGCATTTGCTAATATTAAATTAATAGTTTTAATACCGTATTGTTTTCTATATGTCTCAGAAAGAATAAACCCTAATTTTTTAGGATTACCGTAGGACTCTACAGATTGGTGTATTACACCGTCCCACCAGTTTTCTTCATTTTGTATATCTATAATTCCTGGATAAGAACAATTTGATATGGGATTAATTATTATTATGTTATCATTTACCTCTTTTACTGCCCTATATAAATTAATGTACATTAATGAATTGTCATGACAAACATCTGCACAATTTTTCGCCACATAATCCATACTACCAACATGTGCCGCAGCATTTATGATATAATCTGGATTTATAGACTCTATTTTATTTTTTAAATTTTCAAAGTTTAGTAAATCGCAACCTGTACGTTTAGATTCACTAAATAATTCATATTTTGAATCTTTAAACACTTCATTAATGTTTTTACCTAAAAACCCAAATCCTCCTAAAATTAGTACTTTTTTCATTCTTTTATTGTTTTTATTATATAATTTATTTGTTCTTCTGTTAACGATGGATTTATAGGTAAATGTATTTGATGTTCATCAAAAAATCTTTGGTTTTTAAGTGAATAGTCCTTACCACCAAAAATTGTATTTTTATCAATACCTAAATGAACTACAGATGTCGGTATGTTTTTAATTTTAAGTTTAGTTATAAATTCTTCTCTATTATCAACAATCAATGGGTATAACCAATATGATGATTGTCTATCATTTTTATAATCTAAAGTTTTTATACCTTTAACATCATAAAGTTCTTCATTATATCTTTTAGCAATATAATGATTCTTATCTAAATTTTTTTTAAAGTCAGATAGGTTACCAATACCTATTGTGGCAGATATATCATTCATATGCGCCTTATAACCAACACACGATAAATCATATTCTCTTTCTCCAAGTATCGTAGGTATGGAATTTTCTCTATCTATACCAAACCATCTTAAATTTTTTATATAGTTATACTTTTCTTCATTTAAACAACATAATGCACCACCATCACCCGTCGTTAATTGTTTAATTGCTTGGAATGAGAATGATGTAAAATCTGATAAAGAACCAATAGGTTTGTTATTATATGTTGACCCTAAAGCGTGTGCAGCATCTTCAATAACAATTAGATTATGTTTTTTTGCTAATTCATTAATTTCATCCATATCACATGGGTAACCGCCCCAATGAACAGGTATAATAGCCTTAGTTTTTTTAGTTATTTTTTCTTTGATTGATTCAACATCGATATTACCAGTATTAGGATTTATATCTGCAAACACTACGTTAGCACCGACTTGTTTAACTACTAGACCTGTTGCAACAAATGTTTGTGCGGGAATAATAACCTCATCATCTTTCCCAATATTATGTGATAGTAATGCTAAAAACATAGTTACTGTACCACTATTAACAGTTATTGGGTTAACTAACCCTAAATTAGAAAGTTTTGATTCAAATACCTCTGATTGTTTACCCGCTGATATAAATCCACTTTTTAAAACTTTACTTAATTCATCATAAACATTTTCTGATATGTTTGTTGAAAAGAAATTAATATTTTCCATCTATATAATTAATAAAAAAATGATCCTCAGCAGAAAGTGAGTTTATTGCCCTATCTAAATTATCTTTAATACTATCCATTTTAGAATAATAATACTCACTAGTTAAAATAGAAAAATCGAAATTATTTTCATACATTATAATACCATCACTATTATAAAAATCCCCAATATCGGGAGCCCCCCAAAATATTGGTATCGTTCCTACTGCAAAACAATCAGTTACTTTTTCAGACATTGCAGTTTCATAGTTTGTGTTTTCAAAAACAAATGAAAACATATAATCTTTTAAACCTATAATTTTACCCGATTCGATATTACCATTAACTTCTATAGTCCACGGTAATTCTTTGTTAGTACCTCTACCAAAAAAATCAACTTTATCTTTATATTTTTCTAAAACAGATAGTCTATAATTATGACCATTAGTCATTTTTTTATTAGAGACAATAAAAGAACATAATTTAGTTTTATCGTATATTTTTTTATTCATTATCCAAGGTCTAGTTGATCCTAACGTATATTTAAAAAAGTTAGGATCTATATTAAGGAGATTCTTATCGTGTGTAAAAATATATTTAAATTTTTTCTTACACTCTTCTAAATTGTCCTTTATATAGTGTACACTTCTAGGTACAATGTCTGACGACTCACAAACCCACCCATAGTTTATTTTATTATTATCAACAGTATCTATTATCGCATCATCTATATGAATTGATATATTTGCAGAACCATTTTTAACCCATTCAATATATTTAGGTTCATTTAATGCCGAAGAACATATTTCGTGATGGAAACCACCACCAATCATATTAATTTTAGTCTTAATCATAACGTTATCCATTCTTTTGGGAAAGCCGATTCTAGGTTAAGGTGACTATTACCAGGTCCAAACCACTCAGTTTTAGTTGCAACAACTTTTTTATTTTTATTTTTATTAAGATAGGCACCCCACCAACTATACGTTGAGTTACCGACTATATTATCATCACAAAGAGTCATTAAGATAAAGTCTTTAAGTATGTCCTTTTGATTATCAATATAAATAAAATTATCATTTTGTAATAAATTCTTAGACAACCCAATATTATCCGATATTACTATAACATTATCATTTCTTTCATCATATCCAATAACCTCCAATGCCTTTTCATAATATTCTTTACTCACTGTTTTATGGTATTCTTGAATGTGGGATTCAACCCTATCACCTGACAACCTATAATGTAATGCGATAGTCCTCTTATTAAATAATTCAGAATAACTATCTTTAAGTTCCCCAATAACTTTTTGATTTAATATTAATTCATTAGGTATATCAACATCCTCAAAATATTTATTAGACTGAAAATATCCGTAATATAAAGTTTCATCAGACTCATCTATTTCACTATATTCCCATTTTTGTCCAATATAGTCGGTATGTTTATAAATGTTTTTAAAATCTACATTTTCCCTATAGTTAAAATTATTTTCTAATAAAGTGGGGATTTCCAAATAATCAGGTTGTCCATAATGTTTTGAGGTGTGTCTCACATCACATTCTTTAGATAAAATTAAATTAAAATTATTCCTCTTTGCAATTGCATATGTTGTAGCCAATTGGAAAAGGTTGTTACCCATACCACCAAAAAATCTACATGAAATCATTTTACAATATTTAAGTATGGGTTATTAAGTCTTATGTGTGGCAAACATTTAGCAAGTTCATTTATCCCACTCTCAACATCAATTGTGACATCAAAACCTAATTTGTTTATTTTATCATAACTTACAACGTAGTTTCTTTTATCTGCATCCTCACCAATATCTGCGTAATTAAAATATACTGTCGGAATTTCTTTTTTAATTAACTCACAAATTTCTTTTTTAGAGTAATTCATTTTATTTGACCCAACATTGTATGTATTATTTTTCATTTCTTCTTGATTTTCTATTGCAAAAATGAATGCTCTCGCGATATCTTTAACATGAATAAATGTTCTTAAAAAATGTGATTCATATATAACCGCATACCCCTCTTTAATTGCTTTAAAGGCTAAATCATTAACCAACAAATCTAAACGTAATCTAGGTGAAAGTCCAAAAGCGGTTGCAAATCTAAATGCAGTACTATTATTTCTATCCATAACTAATTTTTCTGCTAAAGTTTTAGTCCTCCCATAAATTGATAATGGATTTAATTCCGTTTCTTCAGTACATACACCATCTACTTCACCATAGTTTGACCCTGTTGATCCAAATAATAGGTACTGTGTTTCATTTAAACATTCTATAACATTTTTAGTACCGACAGTGTTAATTTCATAAGATTCAGATTCACCTTTTTCTCTACAAATAGGGAACCCAACTAAAGCAGCTAGATGGATTACAATATCGTAACCGTTAATAGATTCTTTAAGTTTATTTTTATCTCTGATATCACCATAAATAAATTTAAAGTTTTCATTTCCGTAGTAAGGTATCAATTTATCCCCATTATTAAAAATTAAAGAATCGTATACAGTAACTTCATAATTTTTTTCTAGTAGTAAGGGAATTAAAGACGTACCAATGTATCCAGCACCTCCCGTAATAAATATTTTTTTTCTTTCCATTTTTTTTATTTTATAACATTAAGTATAACTATTATTGTCAGAAATTTGAATAGTTAATTA